AAAAAAATGTTAAGGATTATATTAAAAAACTTGACAAACGTATTAAAGAGTATTATAATCAATCCTGAGGGTGTAATATGAAACAATATCCATACAAGACTTGTCTGAGATATCCAGGCGGTAAATCAAAAGCATTAAAAACTTTAGCACCTTGGTTCCCTGCAGGTATGAAGGAATACAGAGAACCTTTTATTGGTGGAGGGTCAGTTGCTTTATTAGTATCTCAAAACTTTCCAAATATGCCTGTTTGGGTAAATGACAAATATGTATATCTATATAACTTCTGGACTCAATTAAGAGATAATGGTCAAGAAGTTTCGGATAGACTCTTAGAAATTAAGAAGAGTGTTGAAGGTGATGATAAAGAGGCAAGAAAACTTTTTGACGATCATAAAAGGAAGATATCTCAATCTGAAGGGGTTGATCAGGCGGTTTCTTTTTTCATCCTAAATAAATGCTCATATTCGGGACTTACAGAAAACTCCACATTCTCAGTTCAAGCATCAAGGGGTAACTTCTCTCAGGTAGGAATCAAAAAACTTCCAGCATATTCTAAAATAATACAGAACTGGAAAATAACAAATCTTGATTATTCAGAACTGATGAAAGCAGAAGGAAAAGATGTTTTCGTTTTTCTTGACCCTCCATATGATATTAAATCGTTTTTATATGGAACAGATAGAAAGATGCATTCAAACTTCTGTCATATAAGATTTGCTAAAGATGTTGAAGAATGTAAGCATAAATTTATGATAACTTATAATGTTAATGATTGGTTAGTTGAAAGGTATAAGAACTTCTATCAAAGGGAATTTCTTTTACAATATTCAATGGTTCATAGGAAAAATAATAAGAAGGCAGAACTTCTTATATCAAATTACGAGGTTGCCCCTGAGGCAAACTCTTTACAATCTTTTTTTGAAAAATGAGGTAAAATGCGACAAAACAAAACGTTACAAGAAAACATGGAAGATTTCTTCAAAGAAATTGAAGATCGAGTTTACAAGTATGATATCGGATGGTTGGAAGCTATTCTGGAATACTGTGAAGATACAGGATTAGAACCTGACAGGGTATCTAAATTAGTATCCCCAAACCTAAAGAGTAAGTTGGAGATGGAAGCAAAGAGTTTAAACTTCATTAAAAAGAGTTCTAAACTGCCTGTATGATTGAATCAAGTAAGTATAGAAATTTAGAAAAATATTTCAGATTATATCATTCTATCAGATTACACTTTTCTTCTAATTATGATTTTTTCAAATATAGAGGGAAGACTGGTAAGTTTGGAAATCTTGATAAAAAAAGAGGAAAGAATTTCATATTCAGACTTGAAAAAAAGTATGGGGATGAATTCGCAAACTTTCTTGTTTGTATGTTTACTTATCATGACAAAAATGATTGGAGATTAGATCAGTTCATTGGGGTTGAGAATGAGAAGATTTATGATCATTGGAAATCGAAAATGACGTCATTGCCATATTACTTTGAACAAGATTTAAATTTTTTGAAAGATTTAAATGTCCCTTTCAATGATATGTTTAAATGTACAGTCATTAAAAACGGTGTCAAGTCTAAATCTCACCCTTTGATATTGAAGCATTACATTAAAGAAGATATAAATTTGGAAACTTTAATTGTTATTGATATTGTTCTGGGATATTTCCAGCACTGGGATAAAAGTATGGAAAACGATTTTATGTGGAAAGATTTACATTTCAAAATAAAGAAGTATAAACCATTCTTGACCATATCAAAAGAAAGATACAAAAAAATATTAAAAAAAGTTTTTGTTTAGTATTGACTATTTTAGGAATTTAAGTTATAATATTAATGACTTAATTTTATTAGGAGTATATTTATGAGTTTTGCAAACCTAAAGAAAAAACGAAAAAGTAATTTTGATAAACTGAAATCTCAATTAGAGGGTTTATCATCCAAAGGTGAAAATACTGAAGAAGAGTATTGGAAACCTGTATTTGACCAAGATGCTGGCGTTGGTTCAGCAGTTATCAGATTCCTTCCATCTAAAGATAGTGACGAACTTCCATGGGTGAAAGTTTTCTCTCACTATTTTCAAGGACCAGGTGGATGGTATATTGAAAAGTCCTTAACCACTATTGGACAGAAAGACCCAGTGTATGAGTTCAATGGCACTCTATATAATTCAGGAGATGAGGCACTAAAAGCACAAGGTAGAAAGCAGAAGAGGAATGTTTCCTATTATGCTAATATCTATGTCGTGAAGGATCCTGCTAATCCTCAGAATGAAGGTAAAGTTTTCTTGTATAAGTTTGGTACAACAATCTTTAACAAGATTACGGAAGCAATCTCACCTAAGTTTGAGGATGAGGAAGCAATTGACCCATTTGATCTGTGGTCTGGTGCCAACTTTAAAATCAGAATGAAGATGAAAGGTGACTATCTAAACTATGATGATTCTGCTTTTGATAGAACTTCTTCACTTCATGATGATGAAGACTTTTTAGAAAAAGTTTATAATCAAATTAAACCTCTAACAAGTTTCACGTCTGCTGATTCTTTCAAGTCTTATGACCAATTAAAGGCAAGACTTGATAAAGTTTTGGGTAGAAATCAAGCACCAGTAAGAAATAATGACGCAACTCAGGTAGTTGATATTGATAATGTTAAAGTTTCTGCAGTTTCCGAGACTGTTGAAGAAGTGGTCTCCGACCCAGATGATGCTTTAGCTTTATTTGAACAATTATCACAGTAAAACTCATAATGGGGTGGGATTATTCCCACCCCCTAAATAATTATATGAAACCTATTATATTGATTGATAGATACGTGGATCAAGATGAAACCATAGTGTTACCTTTCAAAATATTAAATCAATATGTTGTTGAAGTTTTTTTGGACGATGACGATCAAACCCCAGTGGAGAATGTTTATGTTCAAGGCAACAGACTATATTTTAGAAAGTTTTATGATAACCACAAGTATCCTTCAAAAGTTTGGATAAAATACATAACCAAGGATTTTTAATGAAAGATGCTATAAAACATCTTTCATACGAAATTCAAGAGATGGAATCAAAATTAGTAGATTATATAGTTTCAAAAATTGAGGATCTGAGTTTGGATGTTAACATTACGGAAACTAAAGTTACAAGTCAAGGCAAGTTTAAAAAGTATATTGAAGAACACCCAAGGCTTCAGATAAAGTATGAGATACACTATTTGGAAGAAAGTCTAAGTATTGATCCAATAGATAAAAAAATACTTTACAGAAATGATAAAATAGGTTACAATATAATAGAAATATCAAATATTCATTATATTAAATTGAGAATGACTGTGGTTAACAGAAAAAATTATTTTGATATGATTGATAAAAAGAACATGTTGGATCAAATTTTAAAGTAGGAGATGAAGTGCCAGTTAAAGTTAGTTATGCGTATTGTGATTGGTCAGATAGAGAAGAAATAAGGAAACAGATTAGTAAATGTAAACCCCAAGAAGATAATGTTAAATTAAAAGAGAAAAATAATGTCAAATGAAAACATAATCAAAATAATAGAGAATACTATACTCAAAGACTTTCAAAAAAGTTTAGAAATTGAGAAAAAGTATCATCAAGAAGCTGTTAGAATGGAACAGATGGGTTTAGGGAGATCAAATGGATATTTAGATTTGATTGAAGAGAAGTTGACAATAAGTTATTTCACTGCATATTTGTATAGATTGTTTGAAGTTATAAGAACAATAGAACCATCAAATATTAAAAACATTTCCCCAGAAGAGATGAAAATAAAAAGAAATATACAAATGTGGAAAAAAAATGATATAAAAGATATTAGAAAGATGAGAAAGAAAGTTGGTAATGGTGGTGTAGACCTAATGAAGAGGTCTATTAACAGTGGCATTTCAAGACTCAATAAGTATATTGAAGTTTTGGCTGCAGGTATAAAGGATTTATGATGGAATTTGATCTACTCAGTTTGTTTTTAATTATTTACTTAGCAAATTTGCTTAACGATTTTACTATATTTGTTTTTAATGTTATAGTACAATATTATAGGATGAGAAGTTCCAGAAGGAATATGGATCTTCTTAGGAAAAATTTAGAAGCAGCAATGAAAAGTGGTGTTGGTAATGATAATGGAGGAAAGAAATGATAACTAATTGTGAGACTTGTGGTGTTGAATTTCAGAATGGGGATTTCGTATCAGGCAAACAATATTATTCATGTTCCCGATGTAGGAAGTATAATAGAAAGACTAATGGTTATACGCCATTTGAATTTCTTAGATCATTAAAGGCTAAGATGAGAGATTCCA